ATTGAAGGGGCAATAGATCAAGCTCTGGAGAAAATGAAGCAAGCGCAAAAGCAAGCGGCGATGAACCCGAAACCCGCGCCGCAAGACCCAGAGATGATAAAGATCCAAGCCGCGCAGCAGCTTGAGCAAGCGAAGATGCAAGCCTCGGCCCAAGGCGAGCAGATGCGGATGCAAGCAGACTCGCAAGCCGCGCAGATAAAGGCGCAGATCGACACGCAGATGCACCAAGCGAAGATTCAAGCAGATATGCAACTCGCGCAGATGCAAGCGCAAATCGAAGAACAGAAGATGCAGCACGAAATGGCGATGAAAGCGCAGCAAGCCGCGCAAGAAGACGAGTTCAACCGTTGGAAAGCAGAACTAGAGGCAGCAACCAAGGTAACGGTAGCGAGGATTGGCGCGAACCCGGGCGGCGACCCACCTCTGGTGGACGCAATCACAGCCAGCGCCGCTCGGATGGCTCAAGAGCTAGGCACGGGACTCTCGCAAGTGAGCGCAATGCAAGAAGCACTCGCACAGACGCAGAACGACTCAAATGAAAGGATGGGAAACATCATGACGGCGCTAACTGCAAAGAAACGCATCATTCGCGGCCCGGACGGTAGAGCAATCGGGGTCGAAGTCGTCCAATAATGAATGGCGAATGGGATGTCGGCACATGGGACAGCGCAACGTGGGATTACGTTACCCCGATTGTTGTGCTGGATACCCATGACGGCGATTACCTCAAAAAGAAGTTTGCAAAAGAAATACAAGACAAAAAGCGGCGAAAAGACGAGATTATTTATGCGTTTGAGCGAATTGTCGAGGGTAGACCAGACGTTGCGACAGAGATCGCAGCACCGTATACAGAGAAACGCGCATCGACTTTGCCAGCGATTGACTACGACAAGATGCTCGACGACTTGGACCGGGTCGAACGGATCTGGAACCTACACATCGAACTGGACGACGAAGAAGTGATGATGCTGCTATGAGATACGTATCAATTAACGGTGAGTGGGTCCCGATAGATCAAGTCGAGCGAACCCCGGCTGAAGGCGTGATGATCCAGCCAGATATTCAGCCCTATCAGTCGATGGCTGACGGTTCAATGATTACGAGCCGCTCCCAGCACCGGGAGCACCTGAAAAGGCACAATTGTTTTGAAGTGGGCAACGAGAGTATGGAATCCAAGCCTGTGATCGTAAAAGACACCCGGCGCGAGGTTTTGCAGTCTCAACTTGCCAATATGACCCATTCCCAAGCCAACAAGGTTTTGTCCAGGCTTAGGGATGACATTCGTTTCACCCGCAAATGACCCCCACAGGGAGCAAAAATGTCTGACCTTAATGAGATTGTCCCAGTTGAAAACGGCGATGCCCGCCGCGAGATGCTTGCCCAGCAATTCGACGAAATCGAAGCAAATCCCGCTGAACCCGCCAGGGACGATGCTGGCAAGTACGCCAAAGCCGAAACTCCCGTTAAAACGACTCCAGAAGCAGAGGTGCAGGAAGATCCCGTCTGGAAGCGCCCCCCGGCAAGCTGGAAAAAGGACTATCACGAGGTTTGGCAGACCGCAGACGATAGGCTGAAGGAATACGCCCATCAGCGCGAAGAACAGATGAAGGCGGGGATTGAGCCTCTTAGGTCCAAGGCTCAGTTCGCGGATCAGATGCAAGAGGTTATTGCGCCGTATATGCCCACGATCACGGGCCTGGGGATTGATGCTCCGAAGGCTGTAAAAGCCCTCATGGAAGCAGACCACATTCTAAGAAACTCGCAACCCGCTGAAAAGCACCAATATTTTGCTAGACTTGCACAAAGTTACGGAGTAAATTTATCTGATGTCGGTGGTTTGCAACAACAGACTGCCGTAGATCCACAGTTTTATGCCTTGCAAAACGAGCTAAATTCGGTTCGCGGCGAGGTGATGGGCTGGAAACAGCAACAAGAACAGCTACAGAACCAAGCCCTTCTCGGAGAGATAAACAATTTCTCGCAGAAGGCAGAGCATTTTGAAGAAGCACGGCCTGTGATGATCCAGCTCCTACAGAGCGGCGTTGCGACCGATTTGCAAGATGCTTACGACAAAGCGGTGCGCCTAGATCCGGGACTTTTCGAGACCGTTCACG